GAAATTGGTCAACGCCAGTGAAGCCTGGTTGTACAACACCCGACGCCGCAAGCTCATACACGTCGTGGCTGACAGTCATGCAGGGTCGATCAGTGTTAAAGGCAATTCAATCATTGGATTCAGCCCTGCAGACACAGTACAAAAAACCCTGCGCAAGCCTGCAGAACAGATCAAAAAATTGTTAGGAAGTGGCAAACCCGCAGCCCGCAAAGTCTTCAAAGAAATCCGGGCTACAGAAACCAAGTTCAACGGACGCGGCAGCGACGATATCCTGATTCTCAAAGCCTGGTAAGCACTCTGGGAGCTCTGGTAAATAGTACTGGAGCTCCCAACTATGGCCTTAGAATCAGATACCTCGCTAGTTACACTCAAACAAAATCTCATTGATTATGTGCGTCTGCAGTTGGCAGATCAGATTATTGATGTAGAGCTTGATGCTGCTCATTACGAAGCAGCCTATCAAAAAACCATAGGCACTTATCGTCAGCGGGCCGAAAACGCCTATGAGGAAAGCTACAGTTTCTTGGAACTGGTACGCGATGTGCAGATCTACACCTTGCCGCAAGAAGTTATTTCGGTGCGCCAGATTTTTCGTAGAACATTTGGCGATAGTGTGGGCCCATTTGCGTCAAACTTTGATCCATTTAGTCAGGCCAGTTTAAATGTGTACCTTATGAACTTCAACGTGGCAGGTGGTTTGGCCACATACGATTTTTACACTCAATATGTGGAATTGGCAGCCAGAATGTTTGGTGGGTTCTTGAACTATACTTGGAACCCTGTAACAAAGAAACTACAGATTGTGCGCGACCCGCGCGGCACAGGCGAAAACGTGCTGTTGTGGACCTACAATCTCAAACCCGAATTCAACTTGTTAATGGATTACCAAATTTCACAGTGGATTCGCGACTACATGGTTGCTGCCTGCAAAATGATTGTGGGTGAAGCTCGCGAAAAGTTTGGTACCATTGCTGGCCCACAGGGCGGATCGGTGCTGAACGGCGCTGCTATGAAATCCGAAGCTCAGGCTCGTATGGATGATCTAATCATGCAGCTCAAGATGTATGTGGATGGTAGCCAGCCCTTGACATTTGTAATCGGCTAAAGCACACTAGACAACCCACCTGCGCCCTGCTATAATAGCAGCATGGCTGATATAATGATAGACTTGGAAGGTTTAGGCACTGGTCCCAGTGCTACCATATTGACCATTGGTGCTCAGATGTTTGATCCTATGAGTCGAGGTTGGCATGACCGCCACTACTATGCTCGAATCACCCTGGAGAGCCAACCAGATCGCAACATAGAACAAGGTACCATTGACTGGTGGGCCACGCAGCCTGAGGAAAGCAGAGAAGAAGCCTTTGGTGAAGACAATAGAGTTCCACTTGATCAAGCTCTAGACGAGTTAGGCAAATTAATTTGGCAAGCCAACTATGTATGGGCCAACGGTCCCACATATGACATGAACATCTTAGAGCACGCCTACAAGAGCTACAACAAGCCCTTGCCCTGGAAGTACTACAAGGTGCGTGATGCAAGAACCATATACAGCCTGTATCCAGACTTACCCAAGTATCCAGCCACACACCATGCATTGGAAGACTGTCAGCGACAGATTTACTTGTTGCAGGACACATTCAAACACTTGAACATAAGAGAAATGCGATGATCATAGGTATTTGTGGTTGGATTGGGTCGGGCAAAGATACCATTGCTGACTATCTAGTAAACCTACACGAATTCCGCAGAGACAGCTGGGCCAACTCGCTCAAGGATGCTGTGAGTGCTGTGTTTGGATGGGATCGTGAACTACTGGAAGGACGAACCAGACAAAGTCGCGAATGGCGCGAAACTGTGGATCCTTGGTGGGCCCGGCGTCTGGACATGCCTAAATTAACTCCACGCTACATCCTGCAGTTGTGGGGCACTGAAGTGTGTAGACAGCACTTTCACGATGACATTTGGGTGGCCAGCGTGGAAAACAAACTGCGCAGAACCACCGATGACATAGTGATTTCTGACTGCAGATTCCCTAACGAAATTGCTGCTATCCGTAGAGTGGGTGGGCGTGTGCTGTGGGTACGGCGCGGACCCATGCCTGAGTGGTACACCTGCGCACTACGCACCTTAGCAGCCGGTGAGGATCTGTACTTGATGGAACAGCGCGGGCTGGGCATGCGTTGTCAGTGGCCCGAGATTCACACCAGCGAGTGGGCTTGGCTTGACACTCCCTTTGATCTTGTGATTGACAACAACGGTACCATGGACGAGCTATATGCACAAGTCAATGATCTGGTTCAAGATCTCCAACACGCCAAGGTAAATCCAGCCTGTTGACTTCAATCACACAGTTCTGACAGATAGTTTTTAGGTTTTTAAAATCAGAATTGTGCAAGTTACCATCCACATGGTACACCACAAGCTGCGCACTGTATTTTGACCTAAACCCGCAGCGGTCACACACCGTTTTCTTTTTGTAACCTGCCTGTTGCCATCGAGGCACAGGCGGTTTAATTCTACGCCCACGCTTGATACAGTGCTCGCATCTGGAACGATAGTGAGTGCGATCTTCGGTTATATAATTCACAGCACATGGACGTTGTTGACAGGCAGGACACTGTGGTCTTTTCATGGCGTATTTACACAAAACCTTTGCCAAAGGTGCTTGATAACACACAGTTTTGGTTTAATTCGCTAAATATCAATAACTTGAAGAGGAACCCATTATGGCCCTAGTATCCCCAGGAGTACAAGTCACAGTCATTGACGAAAGTCAATATCTACCCGCGACTACCAATTCGGTACCATACTTTTTACTGGTCACCGCACAAAACAAAGCCAGTGGCGCAGGTGTAGGTGTTGCTGCAGGCACACTCAAAGTCAATGCTAATCGAACCTATTTGATCACCAGTCAGCGCGATTTGTCCGCTACTTTTGGTGTACCATTCTTTTACAAAACCACTGCTGGCACACCCATCAATGGTTATGAACTCAATGAATATGGATTATTGGCTGCTTACTCAGCTTTGGGCAGCACCAACCAAGCCTATGTGCAACGTGCTGACATTGATCTAGCAGCACTCACAGCCACTTTGGTTCGTCCAACTGGCAGCGCACCCAATGGAACTTATTGGTTAGACACAGCCAATACAACTTGGGGTATTTTCCAGTGGAACATTACCACAAACGCATTTACCAATCGAGCGCCTACTGTGATCACCAGCACCACACAGTTAGAATCTAACAGTACCGTGCCTTTGCAAAGTGTAGGCAGCATTGGACAATACGCTGTGGTAGTGGTTGGTGTGAATGATGTTTATCAAAATCCAATCTATTTCAAGCGTGGTGGACCCACTTCTGCACAAGCACCAGGTTGGTTGCAGGATGGAGCCAGTGCAGATGACCTTTATAACACATGGGTACTAGTGGGCAGCGACTACTGGAAAACAGCATGGCCCACAATTCAAAGTTCCAACGCTCCAGTTTCACTGACCAATGGTAATTCAATCTATGTGAACGGTATTAGTGTGCCCACAGGAACTTCTGTTTCCACACTGGTGGCTAATATCAATGCGTTAAGCAATAGCACGCTTCCTGGTGTGTATGCAGCCAACATCGATGGCAAACTGTGCATTTATGCTGATAGTGGTGCCACAGCAGACGGTAGCACAGGTGGCGAAGGTGCTGTGTTGGTGCAAAACAATTCAGGTACGCCATTGACCACCTTGGGAATCTCTGAAGGAACTTATTTGGCTCCTGCTTTCCAAGCCAGCCCTAACTATCAAACACCACGCTGGGGCAGCACACAAACCAATCCTGAACCCACTGGTTCGGTATGGCAAAAAACCAATAATGTAAATCTTGGTGCCAACTTGGTTTTGAAAACATACAACAGCACACTAGCAACTTGGGTACAGCAACCCTGTAATTTGTATGCAACAGAATCTGCTGCTATCTATGCATTGGATCCCTCGGGCGGCGGAAAAAATATTCCCATTGGGACCACTTATGCTCTACTAAATCCTGCATATAACAGTCCTGACACAGCAGGATTGGAAATTTTTGAACGGTACCAAAACGGTTCAATGAGCATAACAGGAGACACTGACACTCCTGGTTTCTTAGGAACTGATACATTTAGCATTGTGGCCACACAGCCCGGAACCGCAACTTTGACCACTCCAGTGACAGCCTACATCTTGAGTGGAACTGCTGCAGACTTTGTAGCTGCTGTGAGTGCTGCTGCTGTACCATATGTCAGTGCTGCAGTTGATAGCAACGGTGCCATTGTAATGACACACAGTGCAGGTGGTGATATCTATCTAAGAAACCTTAACGGTACACCAGTTGATGAAGCAGGCTTTAATACTTCATTGGAAGGTGTCAGCGATGTCATGATCAATGGCACTGCATATGTGGCACTTACTGGATGGGCTACATATCCATTCTTTGAGTACGCTGCCAGCTCAACTGCCCCAGATCAAGATCCTGCTGATGGTACCTATTGGTACTACTCAGCTACAAATCAAGCAGACATCATGATTCAAAACGGTGGACATTGGGTAGGATATCAAACAGTTCTCAATGACGTGCGCGGC